GCAGGGTATATATCAGCATTACGTTGTTCGGTTGGTGATATATACCCTGCGTCGTATTCAACAAGTATTCCCTTTCCGATTTGACCAGGTTGTATGATTTGATGATTCATCTTTAATTTTTCTTTATAAATATTAAAGATTATCGGTTTCTGTTTTTTCTACCTTAGTTTTTTTAGTTTTGGTTAAGTGAAATTTAAAATATTCGTTATTTGTAAAATTATCTTGGAATACTTGTTTACATACTTTTTTTAAAGCATCTTTAATTCTCCTTGACTTGAAATCCGTTTCTGAACCTGATAAGTAAAAATTTATTTCTAAATTTAAAAATGACTTTTTTCCTTTTTGTAAACCACTAGACCTTAAATCTAAATCAACTATAAATTTGTTATCAAATAAAATTTTATCTAATGATTCTAAAACTGAATGTTTTATTGCCCTACTTAAGTTTAAAACTATCCTATTCCAATTTTCTGAGTTTATTTTGGGGTCAACCCATGTTTGAATGTTGAGGTATACTGATTTGAAATTAACCGAATCAACTGTGCCATAGATTACCTTGGCTGTTTTGAACCCCTGAATTTGTGAGGTCTTCCCCTTTTTCATCAACTTTTCATATTATACAAGTTTATTTTTAAAAAAAATAAGTATATTTGTATCGATAGTCAAAAAAAAATTCATTTAGAGATATTTCTTATATATGATAATTGTTAAGTTAGATAAACATACGAACATTGAGAAGGCACTTAAAATTCTCAAGAGCAAGGTTATTAGAACAAAACAAACCGCTGAGTTGGTTAATAGAAAAGAATATACCAAAAAATCTGTTAAAAAGAGAGATATTCTTAAAAAAGCCAAATACGTTCAAAAAAAGAAAGATTCCGAAAATTAAAGGCTTTCGTTTAATCCTTTTAATTTGAAGAATGACAATTTGTTATACGTCTCAGAATCAACTTTTGTTATTGTTTCCTCAACTCTATTTAAAGTGTCAGTATCTGTCGTGCTTTCTTTTAATGAAGTTAATTTTGATTTAACCTCATCTTTAATTGACTCAAATTGTGGTTCTAATTCAGAATCCTCTGTCTTTAAAAATTTAATTAATTCCTGTCTATCAGATTCATTTAAATTTTCGACATAATTTGAAAATGTTTTATTTGCAATATTAACCATTGTTGATATTGGTAAATTAACAGTTTCTGTCTTTTTGGTTTCAGGTGATTTAATTAAATTTTCAGAAATAATTTTTTTACTCTTTAAACGAGATTCAATTGTTAAAACATCAGTTGAAAATAAATTGTCAATATTTTCATATTTGTTGTCACACTTAACATTTGAAACCCAAGATTTCAATTTAGAGATTGTAGATTCGTCGATTTTATTTACGGTATTTTCATAAACTGTAATACACTCATAAATGTAGTCATTAACCAAAGATTCATTTAAACCTTTATTAGAACTCATTTCATCGTAAAGATAAAATAGTTTACTAATATTTTTATTACCTAAAACCAAAGACTTAAAAGTCTTCATTTCAGATTTAAAAGTATTGTTAGAATAAGATTCAAGTAACTTTTCTTCAATCTTTGATTTAATATTTCCGAACTTAATCATTTTCTTTTTTATTATAAATATCAATCTCTCAGAAGTTTTTCTAGTTGAGATTCCATTTGACCTAATGAATTTCTTGCTTTAGATAAATCTATATAAGAATCTTCTTCAAACACAGAGTCCGATTCTAATAAAATATTTAGATTATCTCTATTTTCTGATTCGGGAGTAATTCCGGCTTCGCCTCCTGGTGGGGGTGGAGGCGGTAATTCGGCCCCTCCAGGTTCAGGTCCTAATCCTCCCATATCACCACCTGGAGGTGGTGGAGGAGTCGCTTCAGATGATGCAGTTGCTCCTGTACCAGGTCCTCCGTATAATTTATCCACATTATCAAATACACCTGTATGAGCAATAATTGTTGCAGTGTTTGTTAACTCGGCACCTACCGCTTTTTCAATTCTTTGTTGTTGTAAATCAAGTTTAATTTCTTCGTCAGAGAAACCTAAAATATGTTTCTTAGCCCAAGAAACCGATACAGGAGCAATACCTTCGATTGCCGCAACTGCGTCTTTGTATAATAACATCTTTTCTTTCCAAACATCAATTTTAAGTAAATCGGCTTGGGTTGATGGGTTAGTTAATCCTAAAGTGAAATTAGTTAATTCGTCCTCAAAACCTAGTAAAAAAAGATGAATAATTGCGATTTTGTTCATTTCGGCAATCATACACTTTTGAATTCTGTTAATTGTTCGAGCAAAACGAATATCCTGTAGTGATAAATTTTTACCTTCACCAACAACTTCCTCAAATCCTAAAAACGCTTTTGGTACACGAAGAGCGGTTAACAGTTTCTTTTGGATGTATTCAATATCCGCAATTTCAGATAGGTTTTTAGCACCGTCTAATGTTTCAATTGGAGATGATTGAGCTGGGTCACGAACAGGGATAAAGTAATCTTGGTCGACCGCCATTTGATTAAATCTCAAATCAACATTACCAGTTTGACTATCTACAACTTGACTTCTTTTAAATTTGTTAGCCACACGTTGTACATATGCCTCAACATCTTTATCATCCATGTTACCAACAAATACTTTAAATACTCTTCTTTCAGGGGCTCTTGATGTTCTATATATCAACATTGCATCTTCTGACAACAATAATTGTTTCCAAATGCGACGAGCTTTTTCTAACATAGAAGTACCATAAGGAAGTTTTCTATCGTCGCCCATTAATCTAAAGTGAGCTATCTCCCACGAGTTAAACTCCATGTCTTTTGCTTTCCACTTAAATCTTAAACCTCTATTTTCTTTTGGGTCCTCAACATTTTGACTTTTTGCCGGCATACCTCTTTCCAAACGTTCAATTTCAATATTTGGAAGTTGCATACATCCAACAACACCCTTATCAGAATCCAATTTTAAATACACAAAATTATCACCATACTTACAAGTGTTTCTTGTCCACATTGGTAAGTTTGTGTTAATATCTAATACATTATTAAATAAATCAGTTAAAATACCTTTAATTCTTTTTGACTCAGAATAAATCTGCAACATATAACCATTTTGGTCAACTGTAGTGGATTCTTCTCCGTATATGTCCAAGGCGGCAGAAATCTCTGGAGTATATTCCATTGATTCATAATCATAAAAAGAAGCCAATCTTGTTGGTTCGTAATATACCGCTTGAGTATAAAGATTACTTTCAATTTTAGTCCATTGATTTGCAAGATAATATGTTTGTTGAGCCTGTAATAACTCTTTTTCATATTCTTGTTTTGAGGTAGTCTTTAATAGTTCTTGTTTGTCAAACTTATATGTTGGGTAATCTTGATTAAGTAATGCGTTTGGTCCAAACGCTCTTGTTAATCTTTGCCATACGGTTAACTGTTTATTATTTTCCATTAAGTTAATTTAAACACTTTATCAATAATATAAATACTATCTACCACCAAATAGCCAACCGTATTTCATATAATCTTCTTTGGTTACATTTTGTTGACTGTTTTGATTCATTCTTTCATTAAAATTAGGAATAACAGGATTAAACGCAAGTTGATTAGTAACATTTTCATTATTACTAACCGACCACGATTCAATCATTGCCTTAGTCTGTTCTGTAACTTTAGTTAATTGACTAAACGATGATTCTGCAACATATGTCGCCATTGCGATTGACATAATTAAGTCATCGTGATGACCTTTTTGGTGGTCAGGTCTTCCGTTAATATAAACGAATGTGTTCATTTCATTGAATAATCTACTACTGTAAATTTTAAAATCATGCCTCATGACTTCCTCAAACGAAGCAATAATTTGAACTCTTTTATTATTAAAATTAATACCTGGTATTTTTTCAGCAGCTTTTGGGTCCCATTTCCATTTATTTGCAACATCAACACCGTCAACATATAGATTTTTAAATCCTATTTCTTGCATTTTTCTTGCAGTAGAAACACCCATTCCACCAGTGATGTCTATCACAACAAAACAAGAATACATGTTAGCCCACTTATAACAAACCTCAGCCATTGTATCAGGAGGTAATTTACCGACGTACTCGGCAACTTGTTCTCTCTCATCAAAATCTATAATTTGAAAAGAACTAAAGTCTTCACTGTCTCCCCTACTAACGTCAACTCCCATAACATATTTGTGACCGACAACAGGTTCTTTCCAAATCCAAAGAGCGTTACCCATCATTTTATTTTGGGGTTCTCTTATATAATTTTCTCTAACTCTTTGTAACAAATTTGAGTCAAATACGTTATCACCAGAACCCAAAAAGTTACATTCCAATTCTTGGGAAACTTTACGTTTGTCGTATTTTAGTTTCTTAACCATACCCTCAAACCAATTTGAACATGGTTTGTATCCCGTATCCATAATCAGTTTAAGTTCTTCATAGTTTCTATCATCAAAAGGAATACTTTCCCAACTTATAATATCATCATGACTATATTCTTCTTTGTTTAACAAATAATGAATAATATCCTTTGTCTTAACAAGATATAAATCTCTAGTATATCTTGGGTCTCTAAACCAATACATCTCTGAAATCTTGAAATCATTCATATTTCTTAATGCTTGGTCATAAATTTCATAATAAATTGGGTCATATCCGTTAGGTGTTGACACAACGATTACCTTACCACCCGTAGATAGGGACGCCATACAAGCCGCCCAAAAATCAGAATCTGCATCGATAAATGCCGCCTCGTCAAATATTAATATTGTTGGTGTGAATCCACGAAGTGCGTCCTTTGATGTTGCAACGGCCTTTACCTCACAACCATTATTTAATTTGTAATGTTTTTGAGAATCTTTTTCCGCTGAAAATCCAACTCCCACCCAATCAGGCCATTGAGTTATAAAGGCCCTTATTTTATTTGCCATTTCTTGTGAAGTGTCAAGTTTGTTGGCGATAATTAGGATTTTTTCAGGTTTATTTTTCTTGGCAAACGCAAGTTTTTTTGATACCCACGCAGCGGTTACTGTGGACACACCTGCTTGTCGATATTTTAATGCAATATTTTCGTTAAAGTTTTCATAGTCATCAAGTAACGAAATTTGGTCAGGAAATAGTTCTAAGGGAACATATTTCGAAACGGTATTGTCATAAGTTTGTAAATAGGTACGTAGTGCGTATGGAGTATCCTTCATACACTTTACATACTCCAGCATTAATTGTTCTTTTGTCATAAGACTATATTTGTATATAAATATTAAACCCCCAACTAAGTGGGGGTTTTAATTATAGACCTAAACTTGAAAGGTCAACATCGTCGATATCATCGTCTTCCCATTTGGAAGACTCTTGTTCATATTCTTGTTT